GATTGATGCAACTTATGCAGATCAAGCGAATGACATCGATTTTTGTGCATTGGTTGAACATGAGCTATATCACATTGCTCACAAGTTAGATCAATACGGAACACCTTCATACAACATGCAAACAGGTCAACCAAATCTAACAATCAAAGGGCATGATGTTGAAGAATTCACAGGTGTTGTTCGTCGCTATGGTGCAAATCAGGATGTGCAAGAAATGATTAATGCTGCAAATAAACGTCCAGAGGTTTCAAAAGCAGATGTGTTCCATGCATGTGGCACATGTTATTTGAAGGTGGTTTAATTTTTTTGCCATTCTTCTTGGATGTACTTGGATGGAATGGTGAAAATGGCACGTATTAATAAAAAGGTGAAATTATTCATCATAAGAATGCTTGCTGAATTTGAAACACCAACAGAAACAGCCAAGACTGTTAAAGAATTATTCAGTGTCAATGTTACACCCCAGCAATGTGAAGCCTATGACCCAACCAAACGAACTGGTCAGGATCTTAGTGAAGAATTGAGAAAGCTGTTCTTTGAGTATCGACGGCAAGCCAATGATGAGCTTGAGGCGATTCCAGTGGCTAACAAAAGGTACAGGCTTCAAAAGATACAAAACCTTTTAGATTCTTACCCTAATAATCCAGTTCTTACACCAAAATGGTTGGAGCTTGCAGCAAAAGAAGTGAGCACTCAGCAGGCGATTGCAATACCAACTAAAGACAATCCAGTTCATCAAACTAAAGCCTCAGTTGAGCTTGAGATTAAAAAATTAGAATTAGAAAAGCTCAAACGTGAAGTCAATCCTCCAAAAGAAAAACCTCCTGAGGAAGATTACAAAATCAGCCTGAACCCTGATGAGGATATTCCAAATGAGCCAATTCTTTAATCCTCCTGATGGAGCTGTAAGACTCACACAGAAGCAAGCAAATATCTATTTATGGGGTTGGCAGCCTGATGCACGTTTTCGTGATGCCGTATGTGGTAGGCGGTTTGGAAAGACCTTCCTGGCAAAAGCTGAAATGCGTCGCGCTGCTAGATTGGCTGCTAAATGGAATGTATCTGTTGAAGATGAAATATGGTATTCAGCACCAACATTTAAGCAGGCTAAACGTGTATTTTGGAAGAGATTAAAACAGGCGATACCACCATCATGGCGTGCAGGTAAGCCTAACGAAACGGAATGCACGATCACCTTAAAAAGTGGTCATGTGATGCGTGTCGTAGGCCTTGATAACTATGATGATCTTCGTGGCTCAGGATTATTCTTTCTCATTATAGATGAATGGGCTGATTGTAAATGGGCAGCATGGGAAGAAGTACTTCGACCAATGCTCTCAACCTGTAAATACATAATCAATGGCATTCAAAGAGTTGGTGGACATGTTTTAAGAATTGGTACACCAAAGGGATACAATCACTGTTACGACACTTGGAATGATGGTCAAGACGGTCGAGAGCCTGATCATAAAAGCTGGTCCTATACTTCTTTGCAGGGTGGAAATATTCCAGAGCAAGAAATTGCCGTTGCTCGTCGAAAGATGGATCCAAAGACATTTCGTCAAGAATATGAGGCAAGCTTTGAAAGTTATCAGGGTGTTGTTTATTACTGCTTTGATCGTAAGTTAAATGCATCATCTGAGACAGTTTTGTCCAAGGAAATACTGCATATTGGTATGGATTTTAACGTTACTAAAATGTCTGCTGTTGTTTATGTGGATCGGAATAAAAATGAAATGCATGCAGTTGATGAATTTCATAATTTATTTGATACACCAGCAATGATTGAGGCCATCCAGAAAGCTTACAAAGATCACGAGATTAGAGTTTATCCCGATGCATCAGGCGACAATCGAAAGTCGAACAACGCAAGTCAATCAGACATTTCATTGCTTAAGCAGGCAGGTTTTAAAGTGTATGTAAACCCATCTAATCCAGCTGTAAAAGATCGAGTAAACGCTACAAACGGAATGCTTTGCAATACTCTGAGTGAAAGAAGATTGTTTGTAAATACGGCCAAATGTCCTCAATTCACAACTTGTTTAGAGCGTCAAATTTACAATGATCATGGTGAACCTGATAAGTCGGGTGGCTTTGACCATATGAATGATGCAGGAACTTATCCAATAGCATTTAGATATCCTGTAAAACGACCAGTTATTCAGGCTAAACCAATGGCAATACCTCAGCAATCAGGATGGCAATAATGTCAGATGAAGATAAAAAGGATGATGCCATCCTTAGTGAGATCAAAGAAAATCTCAAGTACGGTGAAGAACAATGGCAAGAAAATTATCGTCGGGGTATTGAGGATAAAGAGTTTGTTACTGTAAAGGGTGAGCAGTGGGAAAAGGGCGCAATTACTCGTCGTACTGCTGCAGGCAAACCAAGCTTCGAGATTAACTTGCTGCGGGCTTATTGCAATCAGCAAATTAACACTCAACGCCAAAACAGACCGCAAGCCAAGGTTGTTCCAGTAGACAATGGTGCTGATCCAGAAGTGGCAAAGTTGATTGAGGGTTTAATTAAGGACACAGAAGAGGCATCTGACTTTGAATCTGTTGCAGATGTAGCAGCTGAAAATGCGGTTTATTCAGGTATTGGTTTTATTCGCATCATTACTGATTTTGTGAGCGAGGATTCATTCAATCAAGAACCGCGCTTTATGATGGTGACGAATCCTCAGGCTGTTTATATCGACCCCCAAAGCAAGACTTTTGACGGCTCGGATATGAATTGGGCTATTGTTGGTGAGTGGGTTGATAAAGATTCAGCAGAAAAGCAATACGGCAATGATTTGTCTGATTTTGAGATGGAGAATTATTCACACTGGTGCAATGATACTGAAAACCTTGTGCGTATTGTGGAGTACTTCAAGAAAGAAGAAATCGCCGATACGCTTCTAATGCTTGATGATGGAACAATAGGATATAAATCTGAATTTCTTGATCAGTTGGGTGTTTCTGAAGACGAGTTATCCCAATTCATTCAGAACAAACGTGAAACTACTCGAACAGTGATTAAGTGGTACAAGGTATCAGGCGGTAAGGTTTTAGATGAAACTGAGTTCCCTGGTAAATATATCCCAATTGTGCCTGTTTACGGTGGTGTCACTTTTGTTGAAGATAAGCGTTATATTTTTTCGCTTATTCATTTTGCTAAGGATTCGCAGCGCTTATACAACTACTGGAAATCAACTGAAGCGGAAGTACTTCAACAAACACAGAAGTATCAAGACAAACCTGTTGCATCAGCAGAAGCAGTAAAGGGGTACGAGGATCAGTGGCAGAACCCTGAGAAATACGCAACCCTATTTTACAATCAAGTTTCTGCTGAGGGGGAGATCCAGCAAGCCCCATATCGCATGCAAGGATCTACTCCACCAGTTGCAGTATTAAGTGCAGCGGAAAGCTCTAAGCAATCCATCACTGATATTCTAAATATGCATGCTCCAATTATGGGTGGTGATGCTCAAGAAGTTTCTGGCGTTGCAATTGGTATGCGTCAACGTCAATCAGAAACAGCTCAGTTTCACTTACAGGACAACTTAAATAAGTCTATACGCCAAAGTGCACGTATTCTGCTTGGGCTATATCAGAAGCTCTACACGGTGCCAATGATGCGTCGAATTATTGGTGCAGATGGTGAAACTCAGACTATCCGGTTGTTTGATAAGACTGCTGAAGGGATTTTGGCTGATGTGACAATTGGCCGTTATGATGTTCGCATGGATACTGGCCCATCATACAACACGCAGCGTGAGCAAAACTTCCAGATGATCATGCAATTGTTGCAAATGAATCCTCAATTGTTTGCCATTATTGGTGACATTTTGCTTCAGAATTCACCTTTGCTGAATGCAAAAGAAATTGCTGAGCGAATCAAGAAAACCATGCCACCTAATTTACTGGGTGAAGGTGATGAGATTAATCCTGAGCAAGCTAAAGCACAGATTCAGCAAATGGATCAGATTATCCAAAAAATGACTGGTGATATTGAGCAGTTGCAAAAGCTTGTTGATGACAAAGATCAAGATCGCCAGCTTGAAATGGTTAAAACTCAATTGCAAGCTGAAAAAGATATCAAGGTTGCTCAAATTAATGCAGCAAGCCGATCGGATGTACAGGAATTGAGAGGCATTGTTGATTTAATCAAGCAGCGTATAGATATCACTAACGCGCCACCTAATTGGCTTCAGCAAGGCGAGGGTGTAGACAATTACGCACCAAACCAAGACACACAATTTACGCAGTCAGAATGGAATGATCCTCCACCTGACACGACAACTTTGGACACACAGAACCCTGAAATTGATCAGGGTTTTTTAATGCCTGAAGAAATGGATCAACAAAATTTCGCTCCTGAGCCTGATCAGTTTGGGGATAGCGCACAGATCGAAAACAATGGTGAATTTTCACCAAACATGGAGCAGGACAATGGATCCGAATTCTGAGACTCAGGAACACGTAGAAAGCACCACTACGGAAAATAACGGTGAAGCAGTCAAAGTTGCAGAACCCATTGATGGCGAAGGCCATCAGGAAAATGGCGAGGGCGCTCAACCCAAAGAAGATGAACAGCCGAACCAAGAGCCTGAAAAGCCTAAAAAGAGTCGAGCACAAGAGCGGATTGAGCAAACAACTCGTGAAAATGCCGACCTAAAACGTCGATTAGCTGAGTATGAGTCAAAGCAAAATGCCCCTAAAGCTTCAGAACGCCCAAAGGTTGAAGAATTTGAAACATATGACGAGTTTCAAGAGAAACTTGGAGAATGGCAAATTGAAGAGGCTATGCGTCGTCTTGAAGAGAAGCAGGGAAAAACAAGCCAAGAGAAGCAACAACAAGAGCGTGAAATTGAATTCACTACTGCTGTGGCTGAACTTGAGAGTGAAGGGGTGGATGTTCATCAGTATTTTGAGAAAGCAAACGCTTTACCACCTTTACCAGTAACGCTTGATCAGTTTGGCTTGAGTGCAAAAGAAACCTTGCAATTGGCGCAAAAGCTTATTGATGATGAAGATTTATATTTTGAATTATCAAAAATGAATCCTTATCAGGCCGCAGCGCGAATTGGCACTTTGCTACCACAAGCACAAAAAACAGCACCAAAAATCCCCAACGCTCCAAAACCAATTAAACCGACGTCTGCTAATGCGCCTGTAGTTCGTGACTTAGAAAAAATGAGTGATGATGAATGGTACAAAGCAGAATTAGAAAAACGCAAAGGTAAAAGAATATGACAAATAAAGTTTTAACGCACCAGATGATTGCTCGTGAAGCTGCAAAAATGCTGGAAGAAGAGGCACCATTTATTGCCAACATTAACAAAGGTCGCCAAGATGAATTTGGTGTAGATACACAGGGCTATAAAAAAGGGGATAAAGTAACTATTAAAATCCCTACCGCTGGTCAAGTGTTTGATGGTGCAAAGTTTGGTGGTGCAGGTGGTACTGCTTCGGATGTAATTGAAGATTCAGTAGTCTTGAAGCTAGACACTCAAAAGCATGTTGCTTTGGAGTTTGGTGCAAAAGAAAAACTGCTTGATCTGACAGACTTTAAAGATCGTATCTTACGCCCTCAGATGCAAACACTTTCCTCAGTGGTTGAGGCTGATTTAATTGCCAAAGGCGTCTTAACTATTCCAAACCAAGTTGCAATGAATTTAGCTGGTAGTAATCCATCAAATGCACTTGCATTGGCACGCGCAAAACTGAATCAATACTTAGCTCCAGCAGGCGAACGCTCAACCATTTTATCAAGTACGGCAAATGTTGCATTGAGTGGTGAAGTTTCTCGCATGTACAACCCAACACAAGCCTCAAGCAAAGCTTATTTGCAAGGCTATGTTGCAACAGCATTCGGCTCTGATCTTTACGAGCATCAATCTGTTGCTGTTTTCAACAATGGTACAGCAGCTGGATTGACAGTTAGTGCGGCAGGTCAAACAGGTACAACCATTACTATGACTGCCACCACTGGTGGAACATTAACCAAAGGTGCAATCTTTACAATTGCAGGTGTGAATGCAGTTCATCCTTTAACAGGGCAAGACTTGGGTGTATTGCAACAGTTTACAGTCAATAGTCTTGTTACTGTTGGAACGGGAACCTCAGTATCAATTTTCCCAGCAATCAACCCAACAGCACCTAACAAAACTGTAAGCGCAAGCCCTGCAAATGGCGCTGTCGTAACTGTTGTATCCGTGAATGGATTCCAAAACTTAGAATTCCACAAGGATGCATTTACAGCAGCATTCGCACCATTACCTGTACTGGCTTCATGTGAGGGTTATACAGCTCGCCTACCAAGTGGTATTTCGGTTCGCGTGATGACGTTTGGTGATGGTAATGAGGATATTGAACGCACTCGTATTGATGTGTTGTACGGTTTCCAAACTGTACGCCCATTGCACGCTTGTCGTATCACACAATAATCATAACCCCATGACAACACATGCCCCTTAATTGGGGCGTTGTCATTTTTGAGGCATTAGAATATGAATTATCCCAAAATGCTCTATAAGGGCGACACAAAGCATTATCAACATATTATTGCCAATGATGAAGAACATGAATCTCTTCTAAAAGAAGATGGGTATGTGGATTTTGCTGATCTTGAGGTGTGGACCAGTCTAGCTAGTTCTGGATCTGTTGGATCTGGCGCTAATTTACCTACCGACCCAAAGCTAGATGAATTAAGCAAAAAAGTTGTTGATTTAGAGCTTCAACTCAATGTTGCTCAAACTGAACGTGATGAGAATATCACTGAAGTTGAGCGCTTAAACGGCATTATTGAACGTGGTAAAGCTGAAAATATTGAACTTCGTCAGCGTATTGAGCAATTAACTGCACCTACGGATTCAACACCTGAATCAAAACCAAAAACCGCAAAACCAAAGGCTGAACAATAATGAAAATCAGCAAGATCATTGAAGGAGCATTAAAACAACTCGGTGTGTTAGCTGCAGGTGAAAATGCGCGTGCAGATGAACTTGCTGATGCTGTTGATTGCTTACATCAACTTTTATCACAGTGGGCTACAGATCAATTTTTTGTTTATAAATCGAATATCTTGATTTTAAAGCTTGATGGCTCAAGTGTTTACCGTATTGGACCCAAGCACAACGGTGAAAACTTTTGCTGTGAATATGAAGTATCAGATTGTGTGGCCTGCAACTCTGGTGAATTTAATAGTGAGCAATGTACATGTGGCTTACATCAACCACCAATCAAGATTGATCTAAAAGCAAGCATAGATTCAATATCAACTGTGGCATGGCTAGATAAATGCAAAATTGACATGGTGCGAGATAAAAACGACACCCATCCAGTTTATTCACCTGTCACATATCAACAAAATGGGTGTGAGTGGATTTTTAATATCCATGATCAGTGTGCTAAAGAACTAAAAATCAAAGCTTTTACATTTCCCGGAACCTTTGATTATTCTGACGAATTAATGGTTCCAAAGCACTATGAGAGAGCATTGCGTTTAAGCTTAGCTCTGGAAATTGCACCTATGTTTGGTGTCGCAATTAGTGCTGAGCTAGCCAAAAACCAAGATAATGCCATGAGATTGCTTAAGAAAAGCAATGTCACGACAATATATGCGAATAATGCCAATTTTGAAATTGGTGTCGGTGTAGGAGTTTGTCATCATGGGTGGCGTTATTGATATCCCTATTGTTGGGCAATCATATCACTTGAAAGATTTGTCAATCGATTGCCAACACACAGTTAACTTATATCCTCAAGTGGTTGAGAGTGAAAATGCTCCACAAATTGTAGCTTTACTTTGCACACCCGGGCTCATTAAGCGATTTGAATTATCTGGAAAAATTAGAGGCCTTTACACATACTCAGATTGGCTATATGTGGTAGCTGGTGAAAAACTTTATCAAATTGATGAACTTGATAATGTGACTGAGATAGGTGAGATAAAAGGGTTGGATCTAGTATCGATTACCGATAATTCGATTCAGTTAATGATTTCTGGCGAATATCTTTATTCTTACAAATTTGATGACAAGACATTAACCAAGATTGAAGGTGAAGAGTATTTCGGTTCTTCTGATATCACATTCCTTGATTCTCGTTTTATCTGGACTGTTCCTAATAGTGGTCGTATTCAGTGGTCTCAGCTTTTGAGTGCAAAAACTGATGCATTGAGCTATGCCACTGCTGAAGCTAAATCGGACAACATTGTTCGGACCGTTGCACGTAATGGTCAATTATGGTTAATCGGTGAAAAAACTACTGAGATATGGAATAGCACAGGCTCAAGTGATCTGCCATTTCAACGCATGTCAGGTGCATATATTCCTACAGGTTGTGTAGCAAAAGACTCGGTGTGTCAGTTTGGTGGATCATTGATTTGGTTGTCACAGACTGATCACGGTCAAGCGCAAATTGTGATGTCACAAGGCTACCAAACCGTACGTATCTCCAACCA